AAGACCATAGAGTTGCAGGTGGTAATCCTTGTTTAGAACAATCATTAGAATCATATGAGTTATGCTGTTTGGTGGAAACATTTCCAAGTAATCACGATTCATTAGAGGATTATCAAAGAACATTAAAGTATGCTTATCTGTATGCTAAAACAGTAACTCTTGGTAGAACTCATTGGCCTGAAACTAATCGCGTTATGTTACGAAATAGAAGAATCGGATGTAGTGTAAGTGGAGTAGCACAATTTATTACAAAAAATGGAATGGAAGAATTAAGAAATTGGTTAGATACTGGCTACGATACAATTCAAGATTGGGATAAACAATATAGTGATTGGTTTGCCGTACCAAAGTCAATTAAAACTACAAGTGTTAAACCAAGTGGTACTGTAAGTTTGTTAGTTGGTGCTACACCAGGAATGCACTATCCAGAATCAAGATTTTATATAAGAAGAATGAGATTATCAAAACATTCAGAGTTAATTGAACCATTAAAGAAAGCTAACTATAAATTAGAACCAGCTTTTGGTTCAGAGGATTCAACGATGGTAGTAGAGGTGCCGGTAGATGTCGGTGAGGGGATTAGAACAGCAGCTGAACTTTCGATTTGGGAACAATTCAGTTTAGCTGCTTTTCTTCAACGACATTGGGCGGATAATCAAGTTAGTTGTACTGCTACATTCGATCCCGAAACAGAAGCTAACCAACTACCACACGTGTTGAATTACTTTCAATATAGATTAAAAGGTATATCATTATTACCAAGACACGAATTGGGTGCTTATAAACAGATGCCATATGAAGCAATAGACGAAGATACTTATAATAAAGAAGTAGAAAAACTTGGTAGATTGAGTTTTGTTGGTGTTGAAGGTGAAGAAGCCGATGTTGATAAGTTCTGTAATAATGATGTTTGTGAGATTGTACCTATGGTAGATGGAGAATCCAATTAAAATTCACATACAAAAGAGCGGACAGGCAGACGACACACCTGTAAAATGTGTCTTAATAATAACCAAACAGGAGACGTTTTATGAATAAACGTAATCTAATATCTTCATTGTTTGTATTCCTTGCTCCAATTGTCCTACTCGGTCAATCGGTTGTTGGGGTTGTTACAGATGATGACGGTTCACCTTTGGCTGGAGCAAATGTAGTTGTTGAAGGTACTGATAAAGGTGGTGTAGCAGATAATACTGGTAAATACACTATCGATGTTGGTGCATCAGGCAACTATGAAGTAACTGCTTCATTCATTGGGTATTCATCGATAACTAATGTAGTTGCGGTGAATGATATAGTTGGAACAGTCAACTTCGTACTTGAGGTTGACGCTGTTACACTATCCGCACTCGAAGTCTTGGCTTCTCGTGCCGATGAAACAACACCTGTAGCTTACACTACGATAGATAAGGCTGAAATGGAAGTTCGTCTTGGTTCGCAAGACATTCCAATGATTCTTAATACTACACCTAGTGTATATGCTACTCAACAAGGTGGTGGTGCGGGTGATGCCCGTATCAATGTTCGTGGTTTCAACCAACGTAATGTTGCGGTTATGATTAATGGAGTTCCCCAAAATGACATGGAGAACGGATGGGTTTATTGGTCTAATTGGGACGGAGTAGGTGATGCTACTGCTTCCATTCAGATGCAAAGAGGTCTATCTGCTGTTAATCTAGCAACACCATCGATTGGTGGAACTATGAACATAATTACCGATCCTGCTCAACACGAGAAGGGTGGTAAGTTCAAACAAGAAGTAGGTGAAGGCGGATTCGTCAAATCTACTTTAAATTATAACTCAGGTCTTATCGGAGATAAACTAGCACTTAGTGGAACGATTGTTCGTAAAACTGGTGATGGGTTTATTGATGGTACGTGGACAGATGCTTGGGCTTACTACGTTGGTAGTTCTTATGCTGTGTCTGATGACCAACGATTTGAGTTGTATGCAGTTGGTGCTCCACAGCGACATGGGCAAAATCTATACAAACAGAACGTAGCAACTTACTCACAAGAGTTAGCTGGTGATATCGATGGATACGATGTTACTGCTTTTGCTGAAGGTGAGAAGTTTGAACACGAGGCTGGTAGGTTTTTCAATCAGAATGTTGCACCTGTTGACGCTTCATACACAGGCCAACAATATTGGTATATGTATGGTGCTCGTACTACTGATAGGTATGGTTCTGATTTCTTAAATGAAAGAGAAAACTTCTTTCATAAACCATTAGTTAACCTTAACCATTTTTTAACAATAGATGATAAGACTCGTTTGAGCTCAGTTCTTTATTGGAGTGGTGGTTCAGGTGGTGGTACAGGAACTTATGGTAGTGTTAAACGATTTCCCGCAATCGATGGGAATGCTTGGTACGCGAGTTCACCGTGGACTTGGGATTGGAATGGTGAGATTGCTGAAAACTCAGCAAATGTAGATTCAGCTTGGTCTGAAACTGAACACCGTTCAACAGGTATTCTTCGTAATTCAATCAATAGACAAAACACTTATGGTTTGATTTCTAAATTAAGCTATGATGTTAGTGACGACTTGGAAGTTCAAGTTGGTATTGATTGGAGAACTGCTGGTATTGAACACGCCAGAGAAGTTCGTGACTTACTTGGTGGTGATTACTACGTTGATTATGCTGACGACAACGCACCCGATGGTAAGAAAGTTGGATTAGGTGATATTATCGCCTACCATAACGAAACAACTGTAGATTGGTTAGGTGGATTTTTACAAGGTAAATATTCTACTGAAAAATACAATCTATATGGTATGGGTGGTGTATCTACAATTGGATATACTTATCTTGACCATTTTGCAGTTGACGCTGATGTAGTTGAGGCTGATGCTATCACAACTTTCCAAGTGAAAGGTGGTGGTGTTTATAACCTCGATGATAGAATGTCCGCATTTGTCAATGCTGGATATGTTGAGAAACCACCTATCTTAGACAATGTGATTGACTATGATGGTAATGTTTCTTCTAATCCTGATAATGAGAAGTTCACATCAGCAGAGGTTGGTGGTTCTTACAGAAGTGGTAATGTGGCTATCAAAGGTAGTTACTATAATACACAATGGAAAGATAGAAACCTAACTCGTAATGTAGAAACGGGTGCTGGTGACTCAGGTGACACAGACATCATTTATCTAACTGGTGTAAATCAAAGTCATACTGGTGTTGAGGTAGAGGCTAAAGTTGCCCTACATGAGATGCTTGATGTAGACTTTGCTTTCAGTAAAGGTAATTGGTTCTTCGATGGAGATGCCAAAGGTGATTACTTAGAACAAGAGTATAATGATGATGGTCAGATTATCGGACAGATGACAACCGAATATGTTTATGCTCTTAATAATCTAAAAGTTGGTGATATGCCACAAACTGCTTATGTTGGTGGTTTAACACTAAAACCAATCAAAGGATTGAACATTCAAGGATTGTTAAAAATCTATGATGACAATTATGCTGATTGGTCACCAGACTCTCGTGAGGTAACAGGTGATGAGGATAGGGCACAAGTTTGGAAAGCTCCTGGCTATAACAAACTCGACCTACACTTATCATATAAACTGCCAGAGATTGCTGGTTTGGATTTGACCGTACATGGTCATGTCTTTAATGCTCTTGACAATGTATATGTTCAAGATGCTACTGATAACAGTAAGTACAATGGGTACGGTGATAAACTTCACTTGGCTCATAATGCTGAAGTATTCTTGGGTACACCAAGATACTACAACTTAGGACTAACTGTTAATTTCTAAGATGGTGATTTGGGGGATTGAAATATATCCCCCTTTTTATCAAAAAAACCCTTGACTTGTATAGGGTTTTTGTTGTATATTAAAGTATCGAAAATGGGGAAGTTATAATCTAAATGTATCAGAATATTTGGTGTGAAAAAAGGGGTGGTAATCAAGTAGAAGTTCATCTTTGGGATGATGTTGCTGGTTATCAAAACTTTATATTTAAGAATTATGCTTATGTCAGAGATGGTGGTGGTCAATACCGTTCTATCTATGGCGACAAACTAAAGAAAGTTACCTATTGGACAGAACAAGATTTTAAAAGTGGTCGTGTATTCGAGTCGGATATTCCATTGGAAACTCGTATTTTATTAGACAGATATGAGGGTTCGGATGAGCCATCAAAAGACCACAGAGAATTATTTTTTGATATTGAGGTAGAGGTTACTGATGGTTTTCCTGAACCATCTAAGGCACAAAATAAAGTTACTTCAGTTGCTATGTATACAAAACACGATGGTAAATATCGTGTTTATGTTTTAGGAGATGGTAAGGATAATATCAAAGATGAAGTGGATATTCGTTTTTACAAAACCGAATCGGAATTATTAAAGGAATTTCTAAGGTATTGGATAGATGTCAAACCAACAGTAATTACTGGTTGGAATACGAATGGTTTTGACATTCCTTATTTATATAATCGTATTTCAAAAGTTTTAGGTGAGGAGTTTGCCAACGCCCTCTCACCTATTCAAATCGTAAAGTATAATCCAAACAAGAAAATGTATCGTATTGCGGGTGTCAGTAGTTTAGATTATATGGATTTATACAGAAAGTTCACTTATACTCAGCAATCGAGTTATCGATTAGACCATATTGGAACGATTGAGGTTGGTATCGGAAAGGTCGAGTATGAGGGAACTTTAGATGATTTATACAGAGATGATATTGACAAGTTCATCGAGTATAACTTGAATGATGTTGAAATCGTCAAGGCACTTGACCAAAAGTTCAAACTATTGGACTTGGCTCGTGCCGTGTCCCACTTGGGTAGAATACCTTACGAAGAGGTATATTTTAGTTCTCGGTACATTGAAGGTGCGATGTTGGTGTATCTTCGTAGTTTGAATTTAGTTGCTCCAAGTAAAGCTCATGATGTTAGTTATGATGGTTCTGATGGTAGATTTAGTGGTGCTTATGTGAAGTCTCCGATTCCTGGTAGATATGATTGGGTTTTTGACTTGGATTTAACCTCAATGTATCCGAGTATTATTATGTCTTTGAATATGTCGCCTGAAACCAAGATTGGAAAGATAAACGGATGGGATGCTGAAGAGTTTATCAAGGGTGTGGATAAACATTATACCGTAAATAAGGGTAAAAAGGTTATTCGTACTTTTACAAGTGGAGAGCTAAAAGATTTTTTTAATAAAAACGATGTATCCATTTCCTCAAATGGTGTGTTGTATGACCTCAAACAAAAGGGTGTTATACCAGCAATACTTGAGAAATGGTTTAATGAAAGAGTAGAGTATAGGAAACTGGCGAAGAAATACGGACAAGAGGGTAATGACGAACTACATGGATATTTTGATAGAAGACAGTTGGTACAAAAGATTCTTTTGAATAGTCTGTATGGTGTTTTGGGATTGACGGTGTTTAGATTTTATGATATTGATAATGCGGAAGGAACAACGACTACTGGTCAAAAGCTGATACAATTCACGGAGAAGATTGCTAATAGTTACTACAATAAAATACTAAAAACAGATAAGGACTACTGTATTTACACAGACACAGACTCGGTTTTCTACTCTGCTCTTCCACTTGTTCAAAATAGACATCCTAATGCTGATGTCAAAGATGATAAGTTCATGACAGAACAGATATTGGATATTGCAAGTGAGGTTCAAGATTATATTAACAAATCATACAATTATTTCAGTAGTAAGTTTTTGAATATTCAAGGAGACCATCGGTTTGATATCAAACAAGAGGTTATTGCTAAGTCTGCCTTTTGGGTTACTAAAAAACGATACGGTCAATGGATTATCAATGATGGTGGTACACCTTGTGAAAAACTTGATGTCAAAGGATTGGATATTGTCAGAAGTTCATTCCCACCAGCATTTCGTGATTTCATGACAAAGGTATTGAAAGCTATACTGGCTAAAGTGGACAAGGGAAGAATTGATGAGTTCATACTGAAGTTTAAAAAGAATTTACAAAATGAAGAGTTGGATAAGATTGCTCTTCCTACTGGCGTAAAGGGTATTAAAAAGTATACTAAGAAAAATACTAAAAATGGGTTTGGTGGTAAGTCTATATTTACAGAGATGGAAAAGGGAGCACCAGTTCATACCAAAGCTTCGGTCATATACAACGACCTATTAAAACACTTCAAGGCTAATAATCATGAACCAATCACGAATGGTAACAAGGTTCGTTGGGTTTACTTGAAGGAGAATCCCTTAAAGATAGATGGAATTGCTTACAAGGGGTATGATGATCCTAAACAGATTATTGATTTCATCAATCAGTATGTCGATAGGGATAAATTATTTGATAAGGCATTGAACAAGAAGATACAGATGTTTTATGACGCTATGTCTTGGGATATGCCAGTAGATAAAAAAAGTTCAATTGAAAGGTTTTTTTGATTGACTTTTACACTAAAAAGTATTAAATTAAATCATAACATGGAGAAACTATGAATAAAATAACATTGGATACTTTTATCCAAAAATACAATCTTGGTGGGAATGTAAATTCTGTCAAATGGGTATCAACTGGCGATACTATTTCGACTCGTTTTATTTCGCCGGATAAAAGTCTTTTGGGTGAGTTGACTTTATCAAAACAAAACTTACCTAACTTTGAGGTTGGTGTTTATGACACACCTTTGTTATCAAAGATGTTAGGCACACTATCAGATAACATTGACCTTGAATTAATCAAGTCACCAACAGATGACTCAACACCTGTTGCTTTTCATCTTAGTGATTCGGTAATATCTGCTGACTATGTTTTGGCTGCTGTCGGTGTGATACCAGATGTGCCTGATTTGAAGAATGAGCCAGATTATGATACCATAGTGAATATTGATTCTCAGTTCATCAACTCTTTTATCAAGGGTAAAGGTGCTTTGTCTGATGTGGAAACATTTGCAATTACACCAGAAGATGGTGGTGTTAAGTTCACAATTGGTTATTCTGATATCAATTCAAATAGAATCAACATCAAGGTTCAGAGTGGTGCCGTATCCATAACGGATTCCGTTGTATTCAATGCTAACCTTTTCAAAGAGGTATTGAGTGCTAATAAAGAGTGTTCAAAAGCCGTGTTACAAATTAGTGACAAGGGTTTGGCTCACATTGAATTTAATGTTGATGATTTCAATGTTAAGTATTGGTTAGTCTCACAACAGGCGTCCTAATATGAGTTCACATGGATTATGGGTAGAGCGTTACCGACCACAAGACTTATCGACTTATGTCGGTAACGAACACCTAAAAACTAAAGTAGAGAGGTTCTTAGATGATGGAAATGTCCCACATTTATTACTTTATGGCAGAGCTGGCGGTGGAAAGACCACACTTGCTAAAATTATTGTTAATCATATTGAGTGTGATTATCTGTATATTAATGCTTCGGATGAGAGAAACATTGACTTAGTAAGGGATAAACTCAAGACATTTGCTTCCTCTATTGGATTCAAACCAATGAAGGTTGTGATATTGGATGAGGCTGATTACTTAAATGTAAACTCTGCTCAACCAGCATTGAGAAATCTTATGGAAACCTTTTCTGCTCATTGTCGATTCATCTTGACTTGTAATTATGTTGAGAAGATTATCGAACCAATCCAAAGTAGGTGTCAGACTTACAAGATAATTCCACCAAGCAAGAAAGAAGTCGCTCTTCATGCTAAGACTATTCTTGAGAAAGAGAATATCGAGTTTGACTTGGATGACTTGGCATTGGTTGTAACTGCTGGATATCCTGATTTACGGAAGGTCATTAATGATTTACAAAGACAGGCGATTGATGGTAAGTTAAAGATTGATAAAGATGGGATGCTACACAATGAGTTTAAACTTCAGTTTTTAGAAATGATTCAGAACAATACCGATATCAGAACAATCCGTAAGTTGATTGCTGATAGTGGATTTAGTGATTATACCGAGTTATTCAGATTTCTGTATGATGAGGTTGAAAACATAACAGGTGATAAAATACCTGATGTTATCGCTGAGATATCAAAGGGTGCTTATCAAGATGTATTGGTGGTGGATAAAGAGATAAACTTTATTGCTACCGTGTCTAACATATTGAGGAAACTATAATGAATATGAGACCACAAAAACCGATACCAAAACCAAAACAAAAGGTTCAACTTGACTTAAAGGATGCTGAAACTATGACTTGTCAAAAATGTGGAAATACAATTTTCATACAAGGATATGTCATAAAGAGAATTTCTGCTATTCTATCACCTACTGGTGAAGAGGTTATAGCACCAATTCAAGTGTTCAATTGTGGAAACTGCGGTACGATGCTACCATTAGGTGATGTTGATGAACTTGTTTAGTTGGATTAACGAACTTTTTGTCGGCAAACGAGATTGGGATTCTTTCTCTGATGCCGACAAGAAGAAGTTTAGTCCTTTTATGGTAAATAGATATTTGAGCATGAGTGAGGATTTCATACCTTTTGTTAATCACTTTCAAAAGTATACAATAGAGGTAATGCCACACAAATCTGTATATCAGTTTTACTGTAATTTACTACCAAAGAAAAAGACCTATTTAAAGTATTTGAGTGGTAAAAAAGAAAAGACTAATGATAAAGTTGTTCCATATATAATGGAATATTTTGAGGTTAGTAAGAAAGAAGCAGCAGACTACTACGATATTATGGAAAAAATGAATCTAAAATTACTATTAAAGAAATTTGGTAAATCTGATAAAGAAATTAAGAAAATGGGAGTTAAATGAATAAATTATTTATGGCCATATCTGTTTCTTTATTAGGTCACATACTTGCTTGGTTTCATATGCAAGCTCAGTTTAAATGGACATGGGCAAGTAATACTTGGTGGATAGCAATAGGTGGTATTCCAATTAGTTATGCTTTTTTCTATGGGACAAAATGGTATTATGAGTTTTTTGGAAACTATTGGTATGTCAGACCTATTGGGTTTGGTATGGCTACAATAGTGTTTACCTTTTTGACTTGGTTAGTTCTTCATGAATTGCCAGATACAAGAACGATTATAAGTTTAATTTTATCAATAGTGATAATTTTAATACAACTTTCACATGTAATAATAAAATAGAGGTTTTATGGAAATAAAAGAAACAGACTTGACAACGAAAAAAAAATCAAGTAAAGATATTGTCACATTAATGGAAAAGGAATGGCCAGTAATGACAGCAGAGTTTAGAAAGTTACAAAGAGAACAATATGAGTTATTCTTACACAAACAACATGATTATGGTCCAGGTAATATTTCAGTTGGGACACAATTACAAACGCCAGAAGAGATAAAATTATCTCTTACAGGTTTGTGGTTTCGTATGAATGATAAGTTACAAAGGGTAAAGACTCTATTGATGACAGGCAGAGATTCTGCCGTAAAGGATGAGCCATTAGAGGATGCTTATTTAGATGTTAGTAATTATGGAATCATGGCTACAATCGTTGGTCGTGGAAAGTGGGGTAAATAGTGAATACACATTGGGGAACTAAAAAAGAAAAGACACCAAGAAAAGCTGATGCTACTGCTAGTGAAAAACACATATCGGTACAAGACAATAAGATATATTTTTACTCTGGCGTAAATAGAAATGCTTGTGTTGAGTTGAATAAAAAAATTAGTGAATTAGAAAGTAAAAGCTTGACTTTATCAAAAACTCTTGGTATATTACCACCGTCAATAAAGGTGTTTATTAATTCAGGTGGTGGAAGTATCGTAAGTGGTATTGCCTCTATGGATACGATGTTAAGATGTAAGGTGCCAGTTGAAACCTATGTTGATGGTTTTTCTGCTAGTGCCGCAACATTCTTAACTGTTGTTGGTGAGAAAAGATATATGAGTAGAAATTCATATATGTTGGTTCATCAGTTATCAAGCACATTTTGGGGTACATATGCTAACTTTGAAGATGAAAAGAAAAACTTAGACTTAATGATGAAAACAATAAAGGACATTTATAAAAAATACACTAAACTACCTATGAAGAAATTAGATGAAATATTAAAACACGACTTGATGTGGGATGCGAAAACTTGTTTGGAGTATGGACTAATAGATGAAATAGTATGAAATCAATATCACACTCACAATTTACAGCATACAACGAATGTAATCTAAAGTGGAAACTTAGGTACATCGATAAACTTAGTTTATCTGGTGGTAATATACACACTTTATTCGGTTCTGCTATGCATACGGTTCTTCAAGAATATCTAACAACGATGTATAATAAATCTATCGTTGAGGCTGAAAAGCTTAAATTAGATGTTATGTTAAAAGAACAGATGATAAAAGAATTCAATACAATTAGAGCTAGATGGAAAATAATACCATGTGAGCAAAAAGACATGGTTGAGTTTTATCAAGATGGTGTTGAGATTATAAAACACTTTAGAAAACATAGAAACAAGTATTTCATGAAAAAGAACTATGAATTGGTTGGTGTTGAAGTTCCTATTTTTATGAATATACAAGAAGGTGTTCAGTTAAAGAGTTTTTTGGATGTAGTGATAAGAAATAAGGTATCTGGTAGAATAACAATCATTGATTTGAAAACTGCCACTCGTGGATGGTGGGATTATCAAAAGAAAGACTTTTATAAGAAATCTCAGTTGTTAATGTATAAACAATTTTATTCCGATAAGTTTGATGTATCACTTGATAAAATCGATGTTTACTTTTTGATATTAAAAAGAAAGATTGCTAAAAAAAGTGATTTTCCAATCAGTAGGTTACAGAAGTTTGAGCCTGCTCATGGTAAACCAAGTGTTAATAAAACAATGAAAGCATTTCATGAATTTCGTGAACTGATATTTGATTCTAAAGGAGAATATAGAACCAATAGGGATTATGCTGCCAAACCTGGTAGTGCTTGTAAATTCTGTGAGTTCTATGATACGGAGCATTGTAAATGGGGCAAGATACTTTAAAAGTAGGAATTGTCGGTAGTCGTAAGTACGAAAATCGAAAAAAGATAAAGGACTTTATATTTAAATTAAAGAATGATAAAGGTAATGATACAATAATAGTAAGTGGGGGGTGTCCCAAAGGTGCTGACAAGTATGCTAAAAAATATGCTTTGGAACTTGGTTTACAATACGAGGAGTATCCACCAGCACATCAATCTCATAATTTATATTGTCCACTCCATGAAAGAAACTATGGTAAGCCTTATAGTGTAAAGAATTTCTTTGCTCGTAATAAACAGATTGCTATACACTCGGAATATGTTGTGGCATTTATACCAAGAGGAGTTGAGTCGCCAGGTTCAATGTCTACCATAAATTATGCTAAAAAGTTTGGAAAAAATACACTTGTTATTGATTGATGGTGTATATTTATATATACAAAAGTGTGGTAAGGTTATGAAACATGAAACAAAATTAACATCTGTTAAAATACTGAAAAGTCTCTATGAGCAATTTAAATTCAAAACCGTTAATTCTTCAATGAATTTACAAAAATTAGTTAATAGATCGGTTCATCAATATTTAACTGATGTGACTATAAAAGATCAAATGGAAAGTTATGATAAACTTTTTGTAAGTGGGAGTAGATACTAATGATGCAACTAAGAGAAGATATTGTCAAAGCTCTCGAAAAAAAATTCGAGGGTGAAATTTTTGCACATAAAGTCAATGTTGAAATTATGTTAGAAAATACTGTTGGAGTCGGAGAACATCCTAATATTACAGAAACAGTTGAACAAGAATTAGATATTATTGCTGGTTATGAAGATAAATTAAGTGTATTGAAAAAATATTTTACAGATTCAAAATCTAAGAAAAAGAGAGTTATAAATGGCTAAGAAGAAAATTTTATTAATGTCTGATGATTTGAGGATGCATAGTGGGGTTGCTACTGTATCTAAAGATATAGTTTTTGAAACTCTTGGTGAATACCATTGGGTTCAGATAGCTGGTGCTATTAAACATCCTGATAAGGGTAAGGTCATGGATATGTCTGATAGTTTAGAGCAATATGGAATTAAAGATGGTTATTTGAGAATATATCCTGTAGATGGTTATGGTAACGAAGATGTATTAAGAGAAGTTATGGCAATAGAAAAACCAGATGCTATTTTACATTACACAGATCCAAGATTTTGGATTTGGTTTTACAACATGGAAGCGGAAATTCGTAGAGATATTCCGATATTTTATTATAATATTTGGGATGATTTACCAGATCCACAATACAACAC